GTCGCGCGTTACCCGCATAGGATTAGCTGGAAAGAACCTATCAACCTCTGGCAGACTTAATAGCTCTGTCAAAACTCTTGTTAAAGTTGCGTCTTAAATTTTTTCTAGCGATTGCACTAGCATCTTCATAAAAGTTCAATCGTTTAGGTATTTTAGCAGATGGAGTCAGTTGATATAAAACCTTAACACCTTTAGCTTTACCTTTTGCACGTTGAACTATTTGACCTTTACTACCTTCTCGTCTGATAAATACTTTGGGTGTATCAACAAGTGGTCTAGGTCTTTTTGATTTTGCTATTTTACCTGACTTTAGTCGCTTTAAATGCTGTGTTGGCACAGCAATTGTTCGCCCATCTTTTGCAGTTTTAACTCCACCCTTTGCTTGCAAAGCTAAATAGTCCAGTTCTTTTCTATCAAAAACAGCTGCAATCAAATTGCGTTTAGTTGCTTTTTCTACTCTAAAAATTGTTTTTGGAAAGGATTTATTTTTTAAATTAAAATCTCTTGGAAAAGTTTTATCAACAATCTGTTTACGAACATCAAAAGCTGTGGAGGTTAATGCACCAGCCAAAGCAAAAGGGAGTTGTTTTCTTTGAACACTGTTCATCCAACCAGTAAAGGCTTTTATGTCAGACCTGACATCAAATTGCATCAATGAAATCCATGTGCATGGTCATTAAGATAGAAACCAATTGAGCCTACTTGCTCTCTTAAAAAATCTAAAAGGCTGGCTGCTGTTTGATGATCTTCAATCTGTGAAAACCTCATCACAACCTCAAAGTCACCATCAGATATTTCTGTGGCTGTCAGCTCTAAACTAATGTTTTGCTCTTCCATTTTCCCATAAAAAAACGCCTGATATTACTATCAAGCGTATGTCCCCTAAATTTTATGCATCAAATAGTATCAAACCGTGTCCCGCGTGTCCACCCCTGCCATAGAAAATATTGCGTTACGAAATAGACGTTTTAAATTGCTGTGTCTGACCCCATCACCTTTACTTTGACGATACTTCATAATCTTTCTCCAACTAAACCCCATAGCTCTGGCAATTACTAATCTTCTATCAGACTCAGATAGTTTTAAAATCCTTACTAAAGTTCTGTCTAAAGCTGTAATTTCTTCTGAAGTTGCACCATTGCGACTTGGCATCAATGCATCATCCCACCCATAAGCCTCCATTTTTGTATGCAACACTTCAGGCCAGTATGTCACAGCAGAATTGATTTTTTCTGGAGGCAATGCCTTCAAAGCCTTACCTGCAAGCTCCAAATCTTTTAAAACTAAGTTAAGCCTTTCGACGTCTTCGATATTCACTATCAACTAACCTTGATTTTTTTTCAATTGGGTGGAGGTCAATCTCATAGTTCAAAACTCTTAAAACTTTTTCAATTGACTTCAATTGCATATTTGTTCTCCCTTTCAAAAAACTTTCTAGTCCAGCAGGGACTACTCCTGCCTCTAAAGCTAAAAAAGTTATTGGAATAGGATCTTTCATTTGCAATTCGCGTTCATTGTTAATCTCATGTAAAATCTTTTTTATTTCTTTAGCGATAAAATGACTCATAAAACCTCCTGACAACATAACCTCTGACAAATGATAAAATAAAATATGCTAATGTAATTCCTATTGCTGACATTGGGCTTGGCTCTAAACCAAAAAGTGGCAAACAAAAATAGGTAAAAAGCCAGCTCACAATTAGCCCTACAATGGCATTCGTCATGCTTTCAATAGCACTCATTTTTTTTGATTGCTTTCTCACAGCTCTCTCCCACAGGAGCCACAACTTCGGGTATTTTTATTAAACAAATAGTAAGTGTGTTGACCACACCAATCGCACTCACCGCTTTCAGGAATAGCTGTAGATGAATTTTTTAAATCACGAACTGCACACATTAACCATTGTGCTGTTTGTTCTGCTTCAGTTGGTGATAACCAATGGTCAATCGTATCTCGACCTCGATATAAAGTTGTCAGACAAATGCCACGCTCTTTGTCAAAACTAATTGTTATAGAAGGTTTAAGGCTCATCTAATTCACCTCCAATTGCAACATATGCCGCACCATCAATAAAATCGTCTAAATTAACTGTGCCTGTTTTTGTCCTGGCAATTTTTAAAAGTGCCATCATCAACGCCACATCTTTTTTAGTTAATGAGCATTGAAGATATGCTGACCAGAGATTTGCAATATTTTCAAAATTATCAGCTACAGTTCCATGCGTTTCTTCACGATCTTGTGAAGTCAGTTCATTTGCGATCTTTAAAATTTCACTTCTGTTCATATGTTTTTCTTTCAAATATATGGTGCTTATAATTTTTAATCAAAATGGAATCTCATCATCAAAAAAAGGCTCATCTTTTGGTCTTACAGATTTAACTTTTGATTCTTTAAAAAGTTTTTTTGTTTGTAAAACTTCAACTGGAATAAATTGTGCAAGTTCCTCAATTGAAAATTTAATCATATTTTTTGGAAGTTGCTCGATACTTGCTGAATTATCATAAATGCAGATTTTTTCATTTGTGTTTGAATGGCACACAACATAAACACATTCATTTTTTGGTTTATGACCATCTGCCCTCAAGGCTAAATCAACTTTCAGACAAGCTCGATTCAAAGCTGCTTCTGCATTTTTTATGCGTAATTTGTCACCTGATTTTCGAGCTTTTTCAGTTGTGTCAATTTGCTTCAAAAAACGCTCATTTAGCTCATCAGGAATAAGTCCTGAAAAATCGTCAATAGAATAGTGTAGATATAATGCAACACTATTATATATGTAATATAAATTGCCTATTTTTTGTGCATTTTGGGCTTTTTTAGCCATTTTACGACTCACCTCAAAAATGGGTATCTAATAAAATCAATGACTTACAAATTTAGCTTACTTTTCTTATAATTTTATTCATATATTTATTATATATATTATATTATACCGTATGCGTCACTTGCCCCTATTACTTAAAATTAAGCTAAGTGTTTGATTTGATTGGTTTTCGGTTTTTACGACCATTTTTACAAAATACCTCGATTTTCATCAGGCCAAATGTAAGTTTTACCCTCTCCAATCGTGTCTAAATCACCTTTGGAAACCATAGATTTTACTGCCTGTGAAATTTGTGATTGTGGCTTGTTTATGGCAATAGCAATTTCACCAATTCTCAATCCATTTGAGTTTTGCAGAGCATTAGCAATTTCCGCTTGAACAGGTGCAATTCGTCTTAATTTGGCAATACGACCATCAGTCTCTTCAAATGTTCTGTTGACCACATCACAGTGCAGGCTTAAGTCAATTTCTCTTTCGAGCAATCGCCCACGCCCTCTTAATCGGCTAATATCATCTCCAGCATTATAATCCCGTTGCATCACCATTATGTTATCTGGCACTCCAGCTAGTGCTGTAGACCCTAATATTTTATCTTCCCAAGCTGTATCTTCGTCATGCACTGAGTCTTTTCGTGTATGATGCAAAACAACGCAATTAGTCTCATACTTATCAATGACATTTTTAATTGAATTTAGTGCTTCAGTTTCCGCTTCATACCCCTGCGTTGCGGCTGGTGGTTTTAACCGTCCAAGAGTATCTATGAAAATAATCTCAGGTTTTTTAAAATCCAAATATCGGCAAATTAACTCTTTACCACCCTTGTCCCAGCGTGGACATCTGTCCCCTACAATCAAAGCTAAATTCTCAATTGCCTCATTTTTCACATTACTAAATCGTTTTTGAGCCACCAAATCATTGTATTCTAGAGCTAAATAAAAAACTGGTTTTGTCTTAGCAATCTCTAAAGCTAAATATTCAGTTAAATAGCTTTTGCCAGCTTTAGGTTTGCCAGCTAACAAAGTAAACCCTGATGGAATCCATTCATGAGGCTGTGGCTTCACATTAATTTCTAAATCAAGCAATTCCTTAACGCTAATCCAAGGGTTAATAGCCTGTTGTATTTTACTTGCTGTCCCACCCATCCGAATAAAATCAACTATGTCACCTTTTGCTGGCAGATTTGGTAAATTAACCACCTGGACTAATTTTGCCACACCAACTAATGCTGACTTTACCTTGTTTGCGTGACTTTGACCTGCCTCATCATTGTCAGGCAAAATGGTGACTTCTCGACCTTTTAAATATTGTGCAAATTCCTCATGCCATCTTCCAGCCCCACCAGATGCTGTAGTTGCTAACAGTCCGAGACTTTCTGCGGCATGAACACACCTTTCACCTTCAACAATAAAAACAGGCTCATCTTTTTTAAACAGCAATTCTGGCAATCTGTAGAGGCTAGGTGCAACACCATTTAGAGTTGGCTGTTTCTGTCCATCGACAACTGCTTTTTGCTTAAACCTTTTACTTAAGCCATTTTCCCAGCGTTCAACAACATACGTTGTTTGCCCCTTCACATTCTTATATTCATATTGTTCAATAAATCTAAATTTATCTGGTGCTTTGACATTTGAATAATTAGGATTTTCAACATAGCCTCTATCATTTCCTAAAAAATCATCAATGGCTTTATTGTCATTACCAAAATGCAATTTAAGCAAATCAAGAACACCACCGCCTTCTCCTGCTTCATGGTCAAACCAAGTTCCTTTAATTAAATCAACTGATTTTGAACCATGTGTTCCAAATCTCAATTCAGTTTTAGTTGCAGAACTTGGCTGACCAAAATGAAGTTTTGCGGCTCTACCTATGTGCCTTGAATAGTCCATGTTTAAAATAAATTTTCATCATCAGCCGCTAAATCTCCACCCTCATCAGGGTCATCATCAACTGCTGGCATAGCACAATTACCTTCATAGACTAAAACAGGTGCTTTCCATTTTTTATTCAGAGCACCTTCAATTTCTTTGTATTTTTTAACTTTTATAATTTGCATTTCTCCATGATTTGAATTTGATTCAAGGTCTTTGTAAATGTCATTTACTGCATGAAGGCTCATTTTTTGGTCTGTCGACCATGTGTAATAACCTGATTCTTCTGCCCCGTCTTTTTTTCTTAAATACGTTTTAACAATAAAGCCTCGTTTCCACTCTTTTCGTGTATCTGGTTGCACACCACGTTTTCGATTTTCATCCATAACCCAATTTGGCTTGTTGTTTTCCCAAATGAGCCAACCTGTTTCTAAACTTGCAAAATTAACCAAAAACTTTTTTAAATCACATGGCTCTTTGTCTACTACAAACTGACCCAAATCAGCAGACCATCTCATAAAGCCACCAGCACTTTCTTCTACTAATAAATTTGTCATTTTCTCACCTATTGTTTTTGTTAAAAGACCATTTTAGAAAACACTCGTATGTTTCCGCTGGCATCACCACCAACATTTCCTTCCCATCATCTCTGATAAACAAAAGATCATTTCCTCCACCTTGTGCCAGTGCATCGTAAAGACTGGTGAATGACTTTTTTCTGCGTTTGCATTCAGAAATCATCCCTTCAACTCTGACATCACCACTGAACTTGCCGCCTAAAGCACCTGAAAGAGGCTGTTTTTCAGAATCATAGCCTCTGTCTTTGTGCCATTTGACCACTTCTAATTCGAAGCCAGCCCCTTTGCGTTTTTGAGGATTCGCCATCAGCTATCCTCATCGGTAGGAAGGGAGGATGGCAAAGGAGCTGGCACTTGGGCTACAACGACTGCTAATTGTGCCCTTATTAAATGTTGAATTAGGTTTTTTTCAGAAAGCCCTGTGGCTTGCTTTGCTTTTGCAAGGGCTTCAATACAGTCATTATCTAAATCAAAAATCTTTTTTCTTGGCATTTTTTTAAAAAACCTATTAGTATATGGTGTAAATATATATACACACCATATGTTGTATAGTCAACGGGAGAAACTACTAGATATGGGAAATACAAAAAAAGACAGGCTGCAAGTTGTGGCATATTTAAGAAATCGAGTCGGAATTATGCCTGTAAGTCAACAGCATAAAATGATTTTGGAGCAATTTGAAATTGTTGAAGAGTTTACAGAATTTGAAGTTGGCAATGCAAATGACAGAAGAAGAAAAGAATTAAAAACTGCAATTGCTTATTCCAAAAACCATAAATATCCATTAGCTCTAGCCACTTTAGATGGTCAAAACAGAAACTTTCATTTGTTGTCACTCTTAGCAACAGCACGAATACCAATCGTTATTTGTGATAATCCAGATTTAGCAAAGCCTAGCTCTAGCAAACAAATCCTCAAAGAGCTGACAAAAAGAGCTGAAGCACAATCTTTAGCCGCTTCAAAAAGACAATCAGAGGCTTTAGCAAAATCAAAAAAACAACTTGGATCACCAAATCCAGAGGCTGGATCTTTAGTTGCTTCACAAAGAAGGACAAAAGAGTCTTTAGAATTTACTAAAAAAATAGGTGTTATTATTGATGAAATCGAGGATGAAGGTTTCACAACATTGCAAGAAATTGCAAATCGTTTGAAAGAACGACAAGTTTTAACTTTTACTGGAAACAAAAACTGGAGTTTAGGCTCTGTTAGAAAAATTAGAAATATGTGGAAAAATGTTAGTTAATTTTGGAAACCTTATAGTTTTTGCCAGTTTCAGCAATGACAGCCGTTTTTGCCGCATGTGGGATGTTTATTTTGCCAAATGCCCCAAATCCGTAAGTTATTCTGTTTACTACGTAATTACTGCTAAGAAATACTCACAAATAATGCATACTAATAATACCTACCTAATTTTGGGTATTAATTTTCATTTTAACTTGTGTATCATTTACAACAATTCTTGTCGGGAGGATTAATTATGAAATGGACAGATCAAACATTTTTTTATCAGAAAGTTATGCACAAAGTTTCAGAAGCATTGCATAATCCTGATTCCGAAAATTATCAGGGGGGCTGGCTCTATTCGGAAGAAATAGATGGAACTCCTTTTGAAAAATACAAATATCATTTTAACAGACTTGTCGAGCTTAATAACAGCCCTGTCCAAAGACCAATAATTAGTGCAAGGTTGAGATGGGTTGACGCTGATCTGCATGGAAGGCTGATAAACGATTTATTTCTACGAGATGATGGAATGGTTGGCTCTTATCAACAGACCGCCACGAACATTTTATGGCATTCAAGGGGCAGAGCCTTAAAAACTATGAACATCAACAACCACATTTCTATGAAAGATTTTTTATCAGCTAGTCCCTTAACAGTTTTAACTGGTTATGCAACGCTCAGAGCGTGGGTAAAAGATGAAGAAAATGCAGGTAAAATTGTTTTAGGTGTGAACACTCAAGACAAAAGACAAAAATGGTTAAGCCTATCAGTTGATTCTCTAAGAAAACAATGGACAAGACGCTTGACCTGGTATCTGGTCAGAGCGTGTATGTTTTACAAAGGCACATCAGCAGAAAGAGGCACAAGAGAATTTTGGTCAAAAGACATGAATATGCCTGTCGAAATTTATGATTTTGTAAACCAAAATTTAGATGAACTTGAATATTTTAACGACCAAACGCTTCATAATTTTGGTTACAAGAAACCTTATTTAAAAATTGTAGTGAAAGAAGATTAATATTTAAGTTACTAGAGGTGAACATGACTGATTGGGCTAGAGGATTAAACAAAGAGCAATCTGCCAAATATTTAGGGATTAGTGAAACTTTGTTTAGTGAACTGGTCAAAAACAAACAAATTCATCAGGGTTATCGGATTAGTGCAGGTAGAGTCATCTATGACAGATTTAGATTAGATGAACTTTTTAACACTTTAGCAGAAAATGAGGTTGGTAATGTCAAACTCAAATAACATCAATTGGTTTGAAATGTGTGAAAGTTTGGCTTTTTTGAAAAGACAAGTTACGCCTAAAAAAACATATTATTATTTTCGTTTAGCAAAACCTCAAATCAAAATGCATGCACCTTATGGAACACAGGCTTTTTATGAAGAATATCAATCCCTGCTCAATAATTTGCAAAAACAGCAAGTGCAAGAAACAGTTAAAAAAGTTGATTACACTATCTTAACACTTGGTGGGCTGTGGGAAGCCTTTAAAAAGTCTGAATATTGGTCAAATCTAGCTACAAGCACACAACAAGCAAAAATCAGGAGATTTGAGCCAATAATCAAAGACAATGCAGATGTTGCTTGGGTCAGATTAACACATCACGAAATTGGTGAAAAATTACAGGATGTTGCTAAAGGGTCTGCTGGAGGTAGTGCCAAAGGATTAAATCAACGTGACCAAATCTATAAAGATTTTAGTGGGTTGTTTCGATGGGCTATCGAAAATGTTAAAGAATGTCCTGACGATTTTGCAAATCCTTGTTCGAGATTGTCAAAAATACAAAAGAAAAAAAACCAAAAGCCTCAAAGGGTGTGGAAAAAAGCAGAAATACA